TAAGGGAGGCGAGTGGACCGCGCAGCATTATGCTGATGACCTTGTCGCCCACCACCCTAAGTTCAAGTTCATCTTCAAGGTTAAGTTTGAAGGCTTTGAGGGTTTCGGCAACCCGCACTTCTACTACTACGTGCACCGGTGCGACAAGCCTAACGTCACGTTCAACCACACAGACGTTAACTACTACAACTTCAGGACCAAGGTCCTAACGTCAACCGTCTTCCAGCCGCTGACAATCACCTTCTTGGACGAGATCGGCAACTCCGTCAACGACTTCTTTGTCAAGTACATCAAGAGCGTCTCTGGGCAAGCTGAAGGGAAGTGGGGCATCGACACAGGCTTTGGCCAATCGTCCAGTACGAAGCCTTACAAGCGTGGCTATGCAGGTGGTAAGGCGATCATCATCAACCAGATCTTCGCTAACGGCTTGTACACGAACCAGTACAAGTTTGTCAACCCTAGGATTGAGAGCTTTCAGTTCGACGAACTGAACATGGAAGATAACGCCGGCTCGCTCGTGACGATGCAGTTTCACTACGACGCGCTCGTCTCTGAAACCTACAACGTCGGCGAGGACAACGACAGCGGGCTTTATGCTTGGGGCAACACCGACATCCTCAAGGGTGGCGGCTCGTCAGGCTTGCCTAACGCAGGCGCGACTTCGATGACCGAAGGGGGTGTCCAGCAGGCTACCTCAGCTAACGGCGGGTCGCAGCTTCAGGGCTTAGGTCTGCCTAGGTACACGGATGCCGCGCTGGGAGTAACAGAGGCCGGCGTTTCTCAGTACAACAGCCTCCCTAACTCGCTCAGGGACCTAGCGGCCGATCCAGCGATTGGGCTCTCAACAGGCACCGGCAACCCAATCGGGTCAGGCGAGACTACGCTCTCTCGTGACGTTAGCGATACGTTAACGTCAATTCAAACAGGCGCGAACTTTAGCACCGCTACCATCGCGGGTGGCGCAAGCGACCTAGGAGCTCCCTCGAATGACGGGTTCACTATCCTCAACCCTGGCGACCCGCTCCCGCGAAACAACGATTCATACCAGCGCTTCCTCGCAGGCGCTGCGAGCGGCCAATCCACAAGCGGCACGAGCCTCTCGTCAAACCCAGGCATCACTCGTGGGCCAGACAGCGGGTTTACGGTGCTTGGAAACGTGCCTGGGCCTTATGCCCCGCTCCCTCGCAATGACGATTCGTACCAACGCTATCTCGCGTTGCCAAGCGCTGACTCCTCAGCGGTGAGCGGCGGCCCTGTCGCGTCATCATTGTACTCTCAGCCGCTGTCATTCGCTGATATCAGCGCTCGCACAGGCATCACGCCTCGCGGGCCAAGCACGACTGTGGTAGGTCCATAATGGCAAAGGGCCTCTTCACGCCTAAGAATGTCGAAAAGTACCTAGGTGACTCTCGAAAGATTCGGTTCATGTCGTCATGGGAGCTGCGCTTCATGCAGGTCTGTGACATGAACCCGAACGTGCTTCAGTGGGGGTCAGAGGAGTTCCGAGTCAAGTACTTCAACCCGATCAAGAAGAAGGTCTGTGACTACATCCCTGACTTCATCGTCAAGTACAAGGACCGTAACGGCAACATCATCACCGAGGTGATCGAGATCAAGCCGATGAAGCAGACGGTGCTCACTAAGAAGTCATCGATGTACGATCAGATCGCGATCGCCGTCAACCACGCCAAGTGGGCCGCAGCTAAGGCGATCTGTGAGAGCCATGGGATGAGGTTTCGGATCGCGACAGAGCAGGAGCTGTTCAAGAAATGAAGCTCGATCGTTTGCTCGAGAGCTCAAACAGCCTGCTGCTTAGGCGCGTCGCCTTAACGTTGCAAGCTGAGCTGCAAGAGGATCATTACCTAGGGTCAATTATCGAGCACATTGAGCTCCACCAAGGTTCATCAAGGCCCAACTTATATGACGAGCTCATTACTCTGCATATGACAGGTCCGCTGTTTGAGCTTTACATGGACATTTCATACTTGAACGGGAGCCGCCTGAACAAAGTCAACGAGTGGGCAGTTGAGGTGAGGTCCAACAAAGACCTCCCGGGTGATGGCATTAACCTTGCAAGCTCAACTGGAAGCGCGACTCATACTCCCGAAATATGGTTCTCAGCTAAGAACCTGATCAGGCTGATGCTCGAGAAGAAGCCAGGCGACACAGACATGGCTCGGCATAACTACCTTTGGTTTGACAGGATCTCTCGCAACCTTGACGACGGCTATCAGCTCTTTCTCAAGAACATCATCACCGACCCAAGCCAGATCATGACCGCTCAGATCATAGGGGGCGAGCAGCGCGCCTCCGGCGCAAAGCGATATGCTCTTGAGTTTTGCCACCACCCCCAAAAGCGGTTTTGCTATAAGATAGGCCCGTTTCATCATCAGGGCTTGCGCGCTGATGACATGCGCACTGTCGAAGACTTTAGCGACATCAATGAATATCTCGAAGGAGACGAAGAATGACTACAGCGCACCCAATTGAGGACTTCCTCGACATCGAGCCAGGCTCGACACAGCAAGCATTCCAGGACTCGACAACCCCTCAGGCCAACGCGATGATTGACCCGGTGTCAGGCGAAGTCGTCGAGCGTAAGACCAACGAGGTGACTGAAGAGCAGCTTGTTCGCGAAGAACGGATCGAAGACCTGCAAGTTGACGCACAGCTCGGCGAGATCCACACGGCTGCGATGCAGGCATTCTACCAGCAGGCCGCTCTCGCACAGCAAGTTGACCCAAAGTTCTCAGCTCGCAACGCTGAGGTCGCAGCGCAGTTCTTGACTGCGGCGCTTAATACGGTTAATAGTCGCGTAGATGCTAAGTTTAAGCGTCAGAAGATTCGGCTCGACAAGCTGAAGCTGACAGATGGGGGTCCCAGCCATGTTCAGAACAACCTCATCGTCACCGACCGCAATAGCCTGATGAAGACGCTCTTCGCTGACATGCAAGGCATCTCTGAGATGGCGACGAAGACTCTCCCAAATGAAGCTTAACGGCTTACTCGAGAACGAGAGCACGGATAAGCTAGATGGCGTGAAGCGGTTCGCGCTTCACTTACAGCAAGCCTTGCTCGACAAGTTTGACGACATTGACATCGAGCTTAACCGCCTATCACCTACAGCCTCTGGGTATGTCTTAGACATGCCGATCAAGTTTACAAAGTATCCTCGCTATCACCCGGTCATCGATGTTGTCTCGCTGATAGCTCAGACGCCGAGCGGGTGCCTAGTCGGCCTCTCTAGGAGAAAGGGCAAGGAGGATGATAAGGACCACCTTTACATCAGAGCGGCTAGCGGAGGCGCAAGCGCTTCGATTTGGGCAGCTCCGACTGATGAGCTGATCAGCTTGCTTAATGACAAGTTCCTGTACGATATCGGCTTGCTTGTCGGCGAAGACGTGAACAAGCGCGTGACTAAAAACTTATGGCACGATCATGACAAGTCAGACTACAAGCCGTTTGACTGGAACATCCCTAGCTACTTGCTGACAAGCAGCGATGTGGGTCCTGCAATAGCCAAGGCGACGCTTGACGGCTTGCACGTGCAGTGCAAGGCGATTTCATTCAACAAGAAGGACCCAATCGGCTCTGCAAACGCAAGCAACAGCTTCAATGACAACGTCCTTCGTAAGCGCCCGAAGCCACGTCAAATTCACATGAAGACTGAGCAGTCGGATGACATCATGTACTTCATCTACGCTACTCATGAAGCTTAAACTTCTCCTTGAGAGCTTTGACCCACGACGCCTGCTCTTGCACGTGCAGCAGCTGGTGGTTGACGAGTACCCTCAAGCCGATGTTGACATCGACGCAGCTGGCTCTAGCTATGAGCTAACGGTCAAGTACTTTGACTTAAAGCCTGCTGTTCTACAGCTCTATAAGGACGAACATGACGTGGCGTGGACGATCGCGCTGCCGACTACCTTAAACCCAGCGCCGTTTGACGAGCACAAGATGACGGCGATCAACATCTTCAACGCGATCGAAACGGTGCTCAAGGCTTCGTTTGAAGAGGCCGCTGTCTTTGAGGACAACTGTGATCAGCTAACCGGCGTCGATGAAACTTGGGCGTTTAGGGAGATTGGCTTGCTGTTCAAGCACCTAGGTACAGGCCGTCTTAAGAAAGCGGCCGACGTGCACGTCGTTGTCAAGAGAGACCTCGATGATGAGGGTTTACAAAAGTTAGAAACCCGATATAATTCAACACTAGTCAATAGTAAGAATCTTCAGAACGGCCTCGAAGCCTACATCTTAGCAGCACTGGAGTGAACATGAGCACCTTCAAAGAGTTCCTCGCAGAGAACGCACACCAGGCATTCGACCTCGTTGCAAAGCTGCACACCGTTGACGACATCCTCGAGCCGCACAGCAAGTTTGTCGCATCGCGCCTTGGGTACATCAAGGCCTTCGAGGACACCGCGAAGAGCGGCGAGACGCTCTACAACGTCGTGCACGCCGAAGCCAAGGACGCGGCCAAGGACATCTTCAGCCGCACGTACGAAGCGGTAGTCAGCAAGGGCTCTCAGTCCTGGACGCGCTTTGACGGCGACGACTACAAGCTCCTGCATGCGGCTGACATTGACGTGCCGTGGCACATCGACGCAGGCAACGCAAAGAAGGCTGAACGGACCCTTACCGCTGCGGAAAAGCTGGTGAAGGATGCCGGCACGCTGGCCGACTTTGCAAAGCTGAAGCGGCTTGTTGAGGTCTACATTTACTTCATCGAGGCCTTCAAAGCTACCCAAACAAAGGTAGTCAAGGGAAGGAAGCCGGCGGCGGTTGACCCGAACGCCTTCCACTCGAAGATGGGCACAGCCCACTCTGTCGCGACCGTGCGCTCGCACCTCCTCAAGAGCATCACCGGAACGCTCGATGACTTCGAAGCTCAGCTGAAGAGCTTCTACGACGGCATGCTGAAGAGCGTCGACACGGCTTGCGCTGGCGCCGCTGAGGTCAAGCCGTTCAAGCACCCAATCATGGGCATGATCTTCCAAGCTACCTATGATCATCGGGCAAAGGGCTGGGACGACAAGCGCGTGTACACCGAGCTAAAGCGTCGCCCGACCGCGGACGGCTACCCGGCCAGCGAGGCCGCGGCCGCCCGCAAGACGATCGAAGAGACCTTCCTCCACAAGAACGCCTTGAAGCTGAGCGGCTTGCTCGACGCTAAGGGCAACCTGACCGCGA